GGTAAAGTTGTTATATTATCTCCATCATAATTTTTACCCATCATATATGTTCCACTAAACCCGCAACAGTTTAATGCGTTCTCTAATGAACTGCTATATGTTACCATATAGATCAGACTATATCACAATCCATTTCTGGATTTCTCCCATTTCCACTACCATTAGCTTGTAGTGTACTGCCTTCCGGCATAGTCGTTGAACATTGCTTATAAGTATAAATTTGAGCAATCTTTTTTAAAAAATCTTCTACAGAAAATTTATTTTTCATAAGATTACACATACCACAACAAGACACACAATTTTCTATTGTATAACCTAACTTACTATCTAATCTATCTACACCATTATGTAAAAATTTAGTATCAGTTCTGTTTAAACTTTTTGAAAATTGTGTTTCAATTGGTTTTTGACCACAATAAAAACAATTCTGACTAATTATTTCAGTAAAAAATTCTTTAGTTATAGTAAAAGAAATATTTCTACAATTTGCATTAGTTCTACATCCGGAATATAAACTATTAATAACTGATTGAACTTTAGGTTTTGCAGTTCTTTTTTCTTTACACTTATTACAATATTCAGGATTAGTTTTTATATGATCCATTCTTCTAATTGAGCCTGCTCCACAGGTTATACATTCAGTAAAATAATAAGCTCTAGATTTAGCTGAATAAGCAAAATCTATCACTTTTACTTTGTTAAATATAGTTCCAGGATTGATCATTTTTTGTGGTTTATAAGCCTTTGCTGCTGATTGTCCATTCATAATATTTATATTTACCCGTAAAGTTATAAAATATATTTTAATATGCAATGGGTTTTCCAGCAATTAGAGAGATTTGCTATCAATATTGCTACTAATAGGCCCATGTAGTTTAGGCGTTTGTTTGTACAGTTTTATTGCAAGTGGATGAATCATTTCTTCCAATGCAGTTACAGTATCTATAGTGATATAGGTATAAGGCTTATTAGCTTCTCTAATAGCTTTACCTGTATCCAATAACTCCTGTAAACTAGTAATAGGAACTTTCAATGCTTCAATAAAATCTGCACCATGTTCTAAATCTAAGATTAAATTATTCTCAAGACCAGCATAACAAGTAGTTTTACCTGTTTTTGGTTTTGAATAAATAACCAATCTTTTAGGATTAGCTCTCTGAGCCTTTACCTTTGTAGTTGGAAGTACTATACTCATTACTTACTAATTAAATCATTTAACCATTGCTTGTTACTTACAGGTTTTTTCCACATAATTGCAGCAAAATCTTGAATTGTCATTTCACTCATCAAAGGATCTTTGTGTGTTATAGCAAAACTTTCTTCTGGTGTAGCAGGTCTTGTTGTTAAACCTTGTGTGAAATCTGGAAAATCATTGTTGTTAACTAAAGAATTCTGAAGTCTTGGTAGATCAATATCAAAATCACCAGCCTTTTTCTTGTCTTCAATCTCAGCAAGTCTTTTCTCAAATAAACCATAGCTAAGTGTAGATCCGTCAGGATTAACAGCTACTAATTCTTGTAATGGAACTGTGAATAAAGAATAGTCAGCACCTGTAGAAGATGTACCACTTTTCTTATCATACTCTTCTGAGTAGAAAGGATTATACCTATATCTAAACAATTGTCTGTTTTCATAGAATGGTTTTACATCTACAACTGTACCAGAGTTATCAGTTACATTGTCATAAAACTCAATGTACAAATCTTCACCTTTATTTAATTCAGATTCAAAAAATTGAACTTGTCTACCATACTTACCTTTTTGAAAAAAGGCTGTTTTAATCAAGAATGCAGGATCAGACTCTCCTATCTTCTTAAAAGTTTCTATGTGATTTACATAGAATTCTTTCTCTCTTGTTTTTCTTACTGTTGTTACGCTCATATTGTTGTAATTTTTGGTTTAATTGCTGTTGGTGGTGTTGGTACTTCTACAATCCTCATTGTAGTCCGATCAAGTTTAAAGAAGCTTATTCTAGTAGTACCATTCCTTGATTTAAGGAAATGAAACACTAAGATATCTTCATCCTGAATAATAAATTTCTCAGGACCGTACAACCTAATTTTTCTTACAGAAGGCTTATTAATACCCATAACCACATCAGCATGTTGTAGCAAAGCATCAGACCCGTAAATATCAGAATCTAACACATAATTTCCATAAACACCTTCTTCCTGTCTTTTAGGATCATCTATGTTTCTGTTAAGTTGACTTAATACAATAAATGCTATAGGATATTTCTTTTTCATCATTGTGAGAGCCTCACCTAAGCTTCCTAGCATATCAAATTTGTCTTTCTGTCCTTTACCAACTTTAAATAAAGCTGAGTGATCTATAGCAACTAGCATGTTATTAAAAGTACCATCATCATTTTTGTACTTATCCATTTCATAGTGTATAGTAGCACACATCTCATCTATTGTACATGCATCATAGACAACATTAATCCTGTCCATTGCTTGCATGTTGTTGTAATACTTAACACATTCATCATAGATTCTCTTATCTACAAGTTTCCCATCTTTACTCATTAATGTGTTGTAATCAGCACTTGTAATCAGACTTAGTTTTCTTACACCGCTAGTTTCATCTACCATCTCCATCTGAAACTTTAAAACTCTAAAATATTGGTCACTGTTATTAGCAATAATATCACTAATCAACTGCTCCATAAATAAAGTTTTACCAGTTCCAGGTCTGGCACCAACCACGGTAATTGTTCTCCATTCAAGACCATCACAGAAAGCATCATTAAATTTAGGCCAGGCACTCTTTAAGGATTTTAATGTACCTTGTCTCCTAGCTCTAATTTTATAGAGTGCTTTTTCTACGGACTGCCTTTCACTAACAGGTAGCAAAGGTCTTGCACCATTAAATAAATTTGACATATGTGGATTTTAAAAATTGATCACACTATGTTGTCCCTAAAATAAGTAGGAACTTCATCTGCACCAGATACTACTAGTTCACAATATGTAGCCAGATCTGACTCAAAGGATTTATCCAAGTTTTGTTTGCGGATAAAATATTGTGAATTTCTCATGTATTCATACCTTTTTAATTCATATTCAGACACGTATTTTTCAGTTGCATTTAAAATTGTTTCCCAGCTATAATCATAAGTTTCAAAAAACCATTTAAAAGCTCCTTCTAGATTTTTAACATTTACTCTAGCAGGTTTGCCAGAGTTAAGTTTTTTATTAGGAAATATTTCTAAGTAGTTTAACATCATTGTTATGTAATCTTCTCCCATAAGTGCACTAACGGTTTTTTTCTTAGTTTTTTTAAAGAAACTGTTGATTTCTTCTGTAAATATAAGACTTTTTGCAGTTAATACCAAATCATCTGTAAGCCAATCACCAGCTTTTAGTCTGCTGATTTCCAACTCTTTATTGACAAATTTGTTTGGTATAACTTTTTCTTTTAGACAATGCAACATGTAATATGTATTAGGCATTAAGTCTTCTTTAATCAGTCTGTTAAATATCTCCACCATCACCAAAGAATTAAGTATTTATAATTTTCAAGCACTACTTTTTGTGTTGTAAAAAATACATCTTTTGAATCCCATTTATTAGATTTATTATAAACAGCAGATGCAGGATGAGGACAAAATAATTTATAACAATTGTCATTAACACTATCTGCCCAAGTACTTGCTTGTTTTCCCATGTAAATATACACCAATCCATTATTATAATTTGATAGATAATCAAAAAGATAATTCAACATTGGTTTCCATATGTCGTAGTGTTTACCAATTTTACCTATTTCAGTTGTAAGAGCTGTATTAAGCATAAGTACACCTTGTCTAGACCATCTGGTTAAATCAGGATTATTACTGACACAATCTCCTTTATAAACACTTCTGTTTACCTCATCTAACATAAATTTTAAACTTGGTTGTAACCTCATTGTTTTGCTACAACTGAAAGCAATACCATCTGCTACATTGATAGTTGGATAAGGATCTTGACCTACTATGACCACTTTAAGATCATCATAAGGACATTCTTTGAATGCTCTGAATACATCTCTTAAAGGAGGAGTAAATCTTCTATCCAATAAACTTTCATTAGCCAGTGACTGTATTATATTTTTAAAATCAGAACTATAAATAAAAGTTCTTAATACTCTGGCCCATCCAGAAGGAACTAAATCTTCAAATAATTTGTCTACAATTTTGTCTAATTCTAGTTTTTCTTTCATAATTTTACAATTGTAATTTAAACTAAGCCAACATGATTAAAGTTAAAGAAATGAAAGATGATGCCATTGTTCAAGTACCTGTAAGTAAAGGTTATTACATAATGGTTAAAAACTTAGCCTATATTCTTTTGAATAAAATGATTCAAGATAAAAAATCTGAAGAATATCTTAAAGAAATAGGTGTTAAAACATATGTTGAACTTGATGATGATCAAAAAGCAATGCAAACTGTAACTTTATTGGTTGCTGAAATTGAAGCTCAAGCAGTAGTTCAGAAACAATTTCAAGATAAAGAAGTATTACAACCAGGAGATGAAGGATTTGAAGCTCCTACTGAAGGTTAACATTCAATTCAACTCCTATTTCAATACAAGCTTGAATAGTTAGCATAAGCTGGTCTTTACATATTCAAATGTAAACCATTCAGGTTTTTTAGCGTGACCATTCAAGTAACTATGAATGGTCACTAAAGACCTTCCTTTACAATCAGCAATCTCATATAGCTCTACAGCTGAATTAGCAACAATTTCATTTGTTGATGTGTTTTTTATCACTTTAGATTGAAAACACGGTTTACCTTTTTTAAGCAAGCTTAGTTTTTTTCTTTGTTCTTCAGTTAAAACAGCACCTTTTCTTGAACTTGGTCTTCCTTTTGCTTTTAAACTAATTTTTAATTTAGTTTCTTTACTAAGTTTTTTACCTGTGTTCCAAGGTAATCTACCTGTCATAGCTTTTGACATTTTTTCACAATGTTCTAAACTATGTTTTTTTCCATATAAGGGATGCTTTTCACCAGAAACAGCTTTACTTATTTTTTTCTTGCTTTCTTCAGAACATATGTAACCACTACTACCTTCACCACCTAAAGTTAAATTAGCTAAAGAACCTGTATTATCACAAATTCTACCTTTTTCTAATATGTATTTCATTTCTAACTCAAAAGCTTCTTTTTCAGATAAATTAGTATTTAAATAAATAATTTCATATAAATTATTGTTTTTTAAAACAATATCATTCCATAATTTATTTCTTTTACATTTAGATTTTGCTCTTTTACCTTTACCTTTACCAATATAAAAAATTTCATTTTTATCTGGTCTTATATGAGCATATATATAATAATTATTCATAAATAAAAAATACCCATTAAATATATTGGCTTATCCACTATTGAATTTTTCAATATTGGCAATATAAATAATGGGTTTTAATATTTTTTGTATTGTGGATAAGCATTACAAATATAAAAAAATTATTATAATGATAGGTTATAATTTTGACTACCGATTTCTATTGCTGCTTGAATAGCAAGCATTAATTCATCAGAAGAACACTCTGCAAATGATTTGCAAAACTCACCTTCTGAGTCTGTGTAGCAAAGACCAGATCTTTCTTTGACAATCTTTTTCATTTCTTCAAAAGTATAGCCAGATTCTTTGGCTAACTCTCTAATACATGCATGCACTTTATTAATCTGTGCTCTACTATGATCCGCATTAGCTAGATCAATATACATTTCTACTTCCTGCCCTTCAGGTAATTTCTGTAGGAACAGTTCATAGGCCAGCTTATCCTTTGGATGCCCATAAGTAAGCTTACCATCTTTTTTTATAAGTTTACCTGTGTACATATTCTCAGTGTTTCAAGAAAACTAAATAAACTTTCTGCATCTTTAATAAGTATCTTATCTACTTCAAAGCAAT